GGATGGTGGCTGGTGGCTGGTGGCTGGTGGCTGGAAACACAACCACTAGCCACTAGCCACCGACCACCAGCCACAAGTTTTCGGCCTGCTTGGCTCACACGGAGCTGGCTGGGCCACCCGCGCACTGTCGAAAGATAGCGCGCCCCCCATGACAGACAACGACACTCTTGTAATCCCTGCGCCCGGTGAGGCGAGCAACGAGCAGGCCGTCGAGCCTACTCTGATCGAAAGCGATTTTCGCGCGTACCGGAAATTCCGGGAAACGGGCGAAGAGCCTGCCCCGCAGGAAGAAGATGCTACGACCGCTGTTGGCGATGACACGCCGGCGGAAACCGCTGCCGAGGATACGGACCTGGCAGACACTCCGGAGGACGGGGACGAAGACGAACCCGAACCCAACCAGCCCAAGAAAAAGGGCGGCTATCAACGCAAGATCGACAAGCTGGCGCGTGAGAAAGAAGAACTCGCCGCGCGACTTACGGCTCTCGAATCCAAGCTGGCAGGCGATGCGCCCGCTGGCGAGGTTCTCCCCACAAAGGAAGCCGCCGCGGCCGACGACAGGCCCGTACCGGAAAACTTCGATACGTACGAAGAGTATGTTGACAAGTTGACCGATTGGAAGCTCGATCAACGCGCCAAGACCGCCGAGAAGACCAAAGCCGAAGACGCCGGACGCGAACGCGCCGCCGAGATCGGCAAGCAGTGGCAGGAACGGCAGGCCGAGGCCCGTAAGGACCCGTCCATGCCCGATTTCGATAAAGTGACGCAAGCCGACATTCCGGTATCCGACGCCATGGGCGCCGTGCTGCTGGAGTCTCCGGACGGAGCGAAGCTGGCCTATTGGCTGGGCAAGAATCCGTCTGAAGCCGAACGGATCTCGAAATTGCATCCCCTGGCCGCCGCCGCTGAATTGGGCGGAATCATCAAGGATCTGAAAGCCTCCTCCAAACCGCAACCCCCGGCCGCTTCACGCGCGCCCAAGCCAATCACGCCCGTCAATCGCGGCGGCACCACGGCTACCCATGCCGGCGGTGTCTACGACGAAAAGACGGCCAACGATTTCACCGCTTGGAACAAAGCGCGCAACGCGCAACTGGGCAAGAAGTAAGTCACCAGCCACTGACTAAGTGGCTGTAACTCGCTTCACAACCAACTACCGGCGTGATGCCGGAAGGAACACCCCATGAGCAACGCTCTACTTACCCCGCAGATCATCGTCAACGAGCTACTGCGGCGCTTTCAGAACAACCTCGCTTTCGCCGGCGGAATCCGCCACGAATACGATGGCGAGTTCGGTCAAAAAGGCAGCAAGGTCGGGGACACGATCAATTTGCGCATCCCCGTGCGTTTCGGCGCTGCGGACGGCGCAACCCTCGTTGTGCAGGATGTGACCGAGTTGAAGGTCCCGTTGACCCTCAACAAGCAGAAGCACGTCGGCTTCTCTTTCACCTCCAAGGATCTGACTCTCACCGTGGATCGCTTCGGCGAGCGGTACTTGGATTCGGCGGCCGTCGCGCTGGCGAACCAGGTGGATCTCGACGGGCTCACCCTCGCATCGACCGCCGCATTCAACGCGGTAGGCACTCCCGGCACCATCCCGACCGCGCTGAAGACCTATAACTACGGCTCCGCGCTGCTCGATAAGTCCGGTTGCCCGTTCGACGAAAAGCGTTCGACGGTGATCACGCCGGATATGAACGTCGAGATCGTCGACGCGCTCAAAGGCCTGCTGGTTCCCGCCAAGCAGATCGGACCCCAATACGAGAAGGGCCGCATGGGTCATGCGGTGGGCCTCGACTGGAAGACCGATCAGAACTGCGTCACCCACACCTACGGGCCGCAGGGCGGCGCGCCACTGGTCAACACCGCCGGCCAGACCGGTTCCACGCTGCTCACCAAGGGCTGGACCGCCGCCGCCGCGCCGCGCCTCTCCGTTAGCGATCGTTTCACCATCGCTGGCGTCTATATGGTCAACCCGGTTTCCGGCGCCGTGTCCACCACGCTGCAAACCTTCGTCGTGACGGCCCCGTTCTCCTCGGCCGCCGATGGCACCGGCACCATTCAGATTTCGCCGGCAATCTCTTTGCCCGGCACCGGCACCAACGGGATCAACCCGTATGCCACCGTGTCGGCCTCGCCCGCTGACGGCGCCGCGATCACCGTGAACGGCGCAGCCAACGTGCTGAGCCCCACCGGCCTGATCTATCACCGCGATTCCATGGCCTTCGCCATGGCCGAATTGGAGCTGCCGCAGGGCGTCCACTTCCGCGCTCGCCAAACCGATCCGGACACCGGCATGAGTCTGCGGATCGTGTCGATGTACGATATCATGAACGATCTTTTTGCGACCCGCGTGGATTGCATATACGGTTTTGCCGTTGCTCTCCCCCAATGGTTGGTTGCAGTTCAGAGCTAACCACTCACTCACCAAGTAAGTAAGTTGCTGGCGGCGAGTGACTCAGCGAGTCACAAGCCGCCAGTGACCATTCACCTTGCAAGTACCTAACACAAGTTTCGGCAACGACCAAACCGCGTACCGTCGAGAGACAGAATGCGTGCGGCGCTGCCGCTCGGGGGTGAGGCCGCGGCCCCGCCCCCAACTTCCATTTCAGGAGCCCTCCATTGTCACTGCAAAAGTTCTACCCCAAGATGCTGTACTCTGCCACCGAACCCGCCATCGTCGTCCAGAACCCCGCCGAACACGATGAACGCCGCAAAGAAGGCTGGTCCGAGACGCCCGTCGCGACCGTCGATCCGCTGGCGGAACTGCGCGCCGAGAACGCCAAGCTCAAAGCGGAAAACGAGACGCTGCGCAACGCGATGGCGCTGCTGCCGGCCGTTCCCGAAGCGCCCGCGAAGAAGGCCGGTAAGTAAGTGCAGGTTACATCGACCGCCCTCACTACCAGCGCGATGGTGCTGCTGAATGAAGTGTCTCCCGCCGAGACGCTTTCGGACGACGAGTTAGCGGACGGATTGCAGCATACCAACGAGATCCTGGAAACGCTGGCCGTCGAACAATCGACCATCCCGTACCTCACCCACGAGACGTTTCCCATGATCGGCGCCGCGAGCTACACCATTGGCGGCGCGCTGAATACCGTGGGCGGCACGCTGGCCTCGACGCGCCCGCTGCGTATCCTGGCGGCTTCGACGGTGGACATTGCCGGCGCGAGTCATCCCGTGCGCCTCGTGACGGCCGCGGAGTGGGAAGCGCTGCCGGATCGCACGCGCACCGGCCTGTTCGCCGAAGTGCTTTTCTCCGATGGCGGATTCCCCATGAATACGTGGTATCTGTCGCCGAAGCCGGCCGCCGGTTCGCTGGTCACCGACTCGCTGAAGCTGCTCACCGCGTTTCCCGATCTCATCACCGCCATCGAGCTGGCCCCCGGCTATCTCAATTACCTGCGGCATTTGCTGGCCGCCATCCTGGCCCCCGAGTACGGACGCGACCCGTCCATCGTGGCGGGAGGTCTGGCGCTGGCGAAAGCGGCCGTCATCACGCTCAACGCGCAAACCCTCGGCCCGGTATCGCCGGAATCCATGCAGGCTACCGGCGCGGGGCAACCGCAGCAGCAGCAGCAGGCGGCCTAAATGTCGAGCCTCATCGTCACCGGAACCACCTTCATGCGCGGCGCGCTGCGCTGCATCGGACAGTTGCGTCCCGGGCGCGGTCCCGGTCCCTCCGAACTGATCGACGCCACGTATGTGTTCAACCGCATGCTGGACTACCTCGGCATCGATCGCGGGAACATCTTCACCATCGCGATCAATCAGTATCCCCTGACGGCGGGCAAGCAGAGTTACCAGATGGGTCCGTCCGTCGTCGCTCCCGACTGGCCGGCGCTTCGGCCGGTCAAGATCGATATCGCGAACCTCATCATCACCAGCAATGTCGCCTCACCGCTCACGCAGCCGCTGGCGATCTGGGATGACGTGGCGTGGGCGTCCATCGCGCTCAAGGCGACGCCCTCGACGCTGCCGCAAGGCATCTTCAACGACGGCGGCAACCCGGTTTCGACCATCTGGACGTGGCCGGCGGAATCCATCGGCGGCAACCTGGTCGAGCTTTATACGTGGCAGACCTTCCAGCAGATCCTCGATATCACCCAGCAGCTCGTCTTTCCCGATGGTTACTGTGAGGCACTCACTTACAACCTCGCCGTGCGCTTGTCTATCGAATGGGGCAGGCCGCTCAATCCCGGCGTGGCGGAACTGGCAA